ACGCTCAAGACTGACGATTCGCTTGTTATTGGCGCTAACAACTCCAACTGGGTATCGCGCATCACTTACAACGCTACTCAATCTCTAACCAACAACACCGGCACAAAACTTGTATTCAACACTGCAAGCACTACGCCAAACAGTGGCTCGTACGATCCGAAAGGGTGGTTCAATAATGCCAACGACAGCATCGACATCGGTCAAGATGGGTTCTACTGCGTCACTGCCAATGTGGCTTTTGCAACGAATGCTACTGGTCGACGAGAAATCACGCTGGTGGTAAACGGATCAAGTATTGGCAGCATCAATGTTTCTGCTGCGTCTGCTAGTACAACAAACCTTTCTGTAAACACAAACCTGTATCTGTTTTCTGGCGACCAAGTGACCGTCAGCGCATTGCAAACTTCTGGTGGTGCGCTCAACACGGCAAATGTGGCAGGTGCGTTCCCAGCCTTGAGCGTTGGAAGGATCGGTGCGTGATGGACGCTGAACTTCAGGCACTGGATGCGGCAATGGCCGCAGCCGCCGTTCACGGCTTTCAGATCACCCTGCTTGATGAGATTGACGGCGTGTGGACTGCTATTGCATCCGACAAGATGAACGGCGAGCCACTTGTCACAGGCACTGGCACGACTCGAACTGACGCGCTGCTGTCCCTGACTGCCGCGCTGGAGTCACGATGACGAAGAGCCAAGCCGACACGATCATCGCGCGGCTAGACGCGCAGAGCGCGAAGATTGACCGCCTGCAGTCTGAGATTGACCAGATGAAGGGCGGGCTCACGGTGCTCAAGGCGATCGGCGCCTTCTTGGGAGTTGGGGGTATTGGCGCGCTGCTGGCGTGGCTTCAGCAACAGGGCAAGTAATGCGCCGCGTACTCATCCCGCTGATCGCTGCAGCCATGCTCTTCTGCACGCTGCCAGCATTGGCGCAAGAAGAACCGCAGCACGGACTCACCATGACCGTCTACCCCGGCGTGATCGTCGGCACTGGCCCGTGGGAGACACCGCCGACCACTGAGCCGTGCTTCGTCGGCATCGTCCCCAACATCGACTTCATGTGGGGCGGCGGCGCTCCAGCTGCAGGCTGCCCTTCTGACTTCTTCATGGTGCACTTCACTGGCTGGATCACCGTGCCAGAGTCGGGCGCGTGGGAGTGGCTGAACTGGAGCGACGACGGCTGGCGCATGACGATCGGCGACTTCGTGGCGCTGGATGACTGGAACTTCCACGGCTGCGGCGGGCACTGGAGCGGGCCCAACGAAGGCTTCACCCAGATGGAGGCGGGAGTCTCGCAGCCGATCAGCGTGTGGATGTTTGAGTGGGGTGGCGGAGCCTGCGCCAGACTCGACTACGGCAGCCCCTCAGGCTACGGCGTAGTGCCGACTGAGTGGCTCACCACCGAAGCCATGCCCGAGCCAAGCCCGTCTCCCAGCGTGGAGCCAAGCCCTGAGGTGCCAAGTGTTGAACCGTCAACGAACCCGACTCCCACACCCGAGCCGACGCCCGAGCCATCGCCATCCGTGGAGCCTTCGCCGTCTCCTACTCCTGAACCTAGCCCTAGCCCTAGTCCTTCTCCTGAGCCTTCACCTACGCCAACCGTAGCGCCGAGCCCTACGGCGACGCCTACGCCCAGCCCTACACCTACCCCAGAAACGCCAGCACCTAGCCCCAGCGTGGCTCCTACGCCCCTCCCAGAGCCTTCTGAGGAACCTTCACCAGTGCCTTCTCCTGAGCCTTCCCCGTCCCCTTCGGATGAGCCGCTGGTGATTGACCCGGGGGCTGCAGCTGAGGCAGTCGCCGAAGCAGTGGGCGAAGCCGTCGCCGCAGTTGGCGAAGCGGCTGCGTTCGTTGCCGATCTCGGACACGACATCACGCCAGCCGAGAAGAAAGAAGCAGCGGCTACAATCATCCCCGCAGTGATCATCACGCAGCTCGCTCAGGCAGCCGTTGCGGCAGCCAGTGCAGCGGCGGCTGGCGCTGCGGCATCAGGAGGCTCACGAAAGGATCAGAAGTGAAACTCCTGAAGGACATCGCGCTCGACATCTCGGCGAGTTCGTGGACGTGGCTTGGCATGATGATCGCGTGGATCGTGTTGCCAGACGGCAGCACCCGCGACTTCGTCGGCGTCTGCATCTTAGTGCTGCTCGGATTGTGGGCAGCGACAGGGCCCCTACGTTGGGGCGGGGAGTAAACATGACCGCAGCCGATCACATCGAAGACATCCACGAGCAGGGCTGGACTCGCATTGACACGGCGCCGGGGGAGTGGGTGGCACTCGTGCCGAACGTTGACAACAGCGCCTTCGGCGGCACCCTATGGAAGCGCGCAGCCGACGGCAACGACTACAGCGAAGGCGCCACTGAGGGCTTCCCAGTCAGCGCCGCGCTGGACTTCAACGCGGCTGCCCGAGCCGTCGCCGTCATCGTGAAGAAGGAGCAGGGGGCGTGAAGTACCGCGTCAAGTCGCAACTCTACTCCGACGCTGAAGCCCAACTGAAGGGCGCGAAGCAAATCCTTGACGACTGCACATGGTCATCCTGCGCCGCAGCCGTGAGCTGGGCGAGCGGGTATGAGGTCGACTACAGCGCCGCTCAGGGCGTGGACGCAATGAAGAAAGTCACGGGGCGCAAGGACGTGCAGGGCAAGTCGGACAACGGCGGCAGTCTCGCTGAGGCTGCCAAGGTCATCGCGCACCTAGGCGGGAAGGCCCGCTACGCCAAGAGTTGGGAAGACGCCGTGACCGCAGCCAAGGCTGGCGCCGCCCTCATGGTGTGGGTGCAGCAGCCGATCGGCTACCCGCCCGAGATTCGCATCAGCGCGTGGCATGACCGCTGGGTGAAGTGGTGGACGAAGAACGCACCAGAGAAGATCAAGGCAGGCTACGGGCACATGACGTCTGCAGGGTATGACGACGTGGACGGCTGGCAGTGGGCTTGCCCGACCCGTGACGAGAAGGTCGCCGCTGAGAAGTACGGCGTGCAACTCTCCGAGTCCCAACTGCACACCATCGTCAAGTCCAAGATGCGTGCGCGCAAGTTGACTGCCGACTTCAAGGCGCTGCTCATCGTCACCTACCCCAAGAAGGCAGCAGCCCCGGCACCCGCGCCAGTCGAAGTGCCTGAGCCAGTTGCGGCACCCGTCAACGCAGGGGCGCGCGTAGCAGTGGCAGCGGCGCCAGCAGTGGCACCTGAGCCAGCACGTGGGGTGCAACTCCCCACCGCGTCCACCACTCCTGAGCCCAAGAAGCCGAGCGCCGTGGATGCGCAGCTTGAGGCTCTCGGGAAGGTAGACTTCGGAGCAGTGGCTGGGAGGGCGTTCAACGCTGCGAGTGGTGCAGCGGCTGCGGCTGCCAAGGTAAAAGGGGCACCAGCCAAGATGATGACCTTCTTGCAATACATCAAGGACAACACGGGCATCGACGAAGCCCTCATTGAGTTCGTCCGAACCTTCGTCACGGTGAGCATCAGCGTGGCGCTCGGGCTCGGCATCCCACTGCTCGACATCAACGGCGGCGACTTCCGCACCGTCGTTTCGGCTGGGCTTGCATCCGGGCTGCAGGTACTCGTGAAATACCTTGACCCTAAGAACAGCGCCTTCGGAATCAAGGAGAAAAACTAGCCACACACTTCCGCCATACACCTGACACAAGAGCGGGTGTAGGCTGCGAGTAGGCACCCTTGCAGGTGCAGCAAGCAGTTGGAGGTGTTCACATGGACGGACTCGAAGAGCTCAGGGCGCTGAGCAAGCCACGGAAGGGCCCACCCTGCGGGATGACTAGCGTGCATCTTGAGGGCAAGGACTGGGAGACTCTGCACGCAGGGCTCGCCGATCCCGCCATCACCGCCAAGGCGTTGACCGCATGGCTTGAGAAGCGCGGCTTCACCGTCAGTTTCTGGACGATCGCCCGGCACCGCCGGGGCGAGTGCGCGTGCAACTCATGAGCGACGACTTGCAGATGGAGCAGCGGCTCCAAGAAGTCACCGAAGCCCACAAGCGTGCACTCCGCCAACTGGCGAAGCGTGACGCTGCGCGTGAAGAGTTAGTCGCTGCCGTCTATCAGGCGGCGAAGGACGCAGCCCTCAGCATCACCATCCCACCCGTGCCGACTCCCAAGCCTTCGGGCAAGAAGAGCGACGGCGAGACGCTGGTGATCCTGCTGGGTGACTGGCAGCTGGGCAAGTATTCGGAGACGTACAGCATCGAAGTGGCGAAGGCTCGCATTGAGTTGCTTGCGACGAAGGTGCAGCGGCTCATCGAGTTGCACGGCGTCCCCGTCAAGGAGATCGCCTGCGTGCTGCTCGGTGACTTCGTTGAGTCGGACGGGAACATCTTCCCGAGCCAAGCCTACGAAGTAGAGCGCGGCGGCTTGTACGTTCAGATCTTTGAGGGTGCTGGGATGCTCGCGCAGTTCGTGCGATCCATGGCAGCACTGGCCCCTAAGGTCACGGTTCGTGGTGCGATCGGCAACCACGGACGGCTGGGACGCTTCGGCGATCACAGCAACGAGAGCAACGCTGACGCGATCTTGTACCGCATCGCAGCTGAACACTTGAAGGGTGAGAAGCGCGTTGACTGGAAGGAGTCACTCACGCTGGGCGGGCGTCACTGGTATGACGTGCTCTCTCTGCCGGGGGGCAAGAGCGCGATGCTCGTGCACGGTGATCAGTTCAAGGGCGGCGCCTTTGGGCTCCCCTTCTACGCGATTGCCAAGCGCGCGCAGGGCTGGAATCTTTCGGTGCAGCCGTTCGACTTCCTGTTCTATGGGCACTGGCACACCCCGAGCCGATTGGTGCTGAGCGACGGCGCCCATACGTGCTGGGGCAACGCCAGCATCGAGAGCAGCAACCGCTACGCCCAAGAGTGGCTGGCAGCCTCAGGGACTCCAGCTCAGTGGGCGCTCTTCTTCGGCAAAGAGGGCCCAACGGCGGAGTATCTCGTGAGGCTGGATGGCGCCAAAGCCTGAGGCTACTGCAAGCACCTGCCCTGTCTGTGGGGAGATGGGGCAGGTGTTCGCCTATGGGGAACAGGTGGTCAATACGGGTTCCGGGGGGATCGGCTGGGTGCTCAGTCAAGGCGTTTGCAAGGGGTGCTTGACCGTGGTGGTGCAGGCTGCCAAGGATGGCACCCTTGACTCCCTAGAGGGGGGTTGACGGCTCCAAAGCGTTACTTATAGGATTCATGTGTCAGGCAAGACAGCCCCATGCGGGGCGACTGGCAAGGAGGCAAAAATGAGCAAGGCACACAGCTCCAAGCGCACGATCAAGGAGATCGCCGGAATCTTGAGCAGCATCGCCGACGGCGTCATGCTCGAGCCAGCGACGCGCGATCATCACGCCGCTGCGTTCATCCTTCAGCATCGAGTAATGAAGGCGCGCACTCATGCGCAGATTACGCTTGCCGCAGTCTCAGCCGTCAATTGCTTCAAGCAGGTCGGCGACGTTGACACTGAGAGCGCAATCATCGCAGTGATGGAGGGGCGATAATGCGCAACGCCTTTTTCAATCTCTGCCCAGTATCGGCGCGCCACGGGTATCTACTCGTGGTGAAGAACGAGCAGGGGGGCCTCATCGCCATTTGCCCCACGTGCTACGTCCCAGTGAAAGGGCGCAAGAATCTCATGGAGGTGAAGTGATGATCGCAGCTGCGCGTAGGGGCCTTATCTGGGGGCTGATTCTTGCCCCGTATGCCGTGATCGGGCTGATCGTTGGCGAGATGATTGTGAGGGGATCATGACAACACTAAACCGCAAGACGCAGGCGAAAACCTACGCCAACTTCTACAAGCCGAAGCAGCGCATCGAAGCGCGGAAGCGCAGTGACGCCACCATCGTCATCTGCATCGCCGTGATCGTCATCGTGGCGCTGGTGAGGGGGCTCTGATGATCGCTGATCTATGCAAGCCGGGGGACATCAGCGGGATCGGCAAGCACCGCCCCTGCGTTCGGGTGCTCATGTGTGGCAAGTGCGACCGCCCACTGGTGAACAACGCACCAGTCTGCGGCGAGTGCAGCTACTGCGTGCGGCTCGCTGAGCGCAAGGCACGCAAGACAGCAACGGGGAGGTGGTAATGCCGCTCTACGTGTTCTTCTGCATGACGTGTTGCACCACTGAGGAGCGACTGCAGACGGGTTTCCAGCCCGTAGTGCCGCGCTGCGATGGGTGCGGGGCGTGGATGCAGCTTGAGATCAGCCCGAGCAGCGTCCAGTTCAAGGGCGAAGGCTGGGCCAAAGTTGACCGAAAGAAGGAGGGAAAGAAGTGAAGAAGCACGAGTTCGTCAAGGCACCGCAACGCAGCCCTGAGTGGCTGGAGTTGCGACGGCAGGGGCTGGGAGCCTCAGACATGGCGGCAGTGATGGGCGTGAGCCCGTACAAGACGCCCTATCAGCTCTGGGCTGAGAAGACTGGAGCGACCCCGGAGCAGAAGGTCGGAGCCGCTGCCAACCGTGGCGTGATCCTTGAGGATGCCGTCGGGCAGTACTACGAGCAAGAGCGCGGGGTCAAGTTGCGCAAGTCGAACGGCGTGGTGCGACTCAAGGCGCAGCCCCGGCTCATGGCTTCGCTGGATCGCACGATCGTCGGCGAGCCGAAGGGCATCGTTGAGATCAAGACTTCGGCAAGCCCACGCTGGAGCATGTGGCCCGTACCGCCAGAGGTGATGATTCAGGTGCACGTGCAGATGGGCATCGTCGGCGCGGAGTGGTGCGATGTCGTCGCCCTACTCGGCGGGCTGGTGTTCAAGATCGAGCGCGTGCAGTTTGACCCCGCGCTCTGGGCGGAGATTCAGGGCGCCGCCGTCAGGTTCTTGGAAGCCGTCGACTCTAAGACGCCGCCGCAGCTGGAGGCGCTTGACGCTCAGGCATACGCGATCGCTACTCCACAGGCGTCGGATGAGTTCGCAGAGGCTGACGCCAGCCTTGAGGGCGTCTATCGCCAACTTCGTGAGGTGAACACTGAGCTGCACTTCTTGGAACAGAAGAAGGGCTCACTCGAGATCATCATCAAGGAGGCAATCGGCGAGAAGGCGGGGCTGGCTGGCAACGGCTGGACGGTGTACTGGAAGCAGGCACGCCCGAGCCAAGTCACGGATTGGAAGATGGTCGCGCAGGCGTCAGGTGCCCTGCAGTCCGTCATCACCACCTACACCGACGTGAAGCCCGGCTCGCGCCGCTTCATCATCAACGATGGGGGGCTCCATGATTGAGCAGACTGTCATCCTTGACCCCTACGAGTGGGCGCACGCCAAGCAGGTCGGCACGGCGCGTGACGAATCCAGCAAGGCGAAGGGGCAGCAGGGGCGCGCAGGGCAGTCACCTGACCGCAGCCTGCAGAATCACATTGACGGCGCAGCTGCGGAACTGGCAGTATGCACCGCTCTGGGGCTGCCGTGGGCGGCTCATGTTGACACCTACCTGAGTGAGCCCGACGTGGAGGTGCCGTGGCTTGGCGGGGTAGAGGTGAAGTGGACGGCGGGCACTGGGCTCATCGTCCGGGAGAACGAACAGCGTGAGCAGATTCACGTGCTCGTGACGGGCAACGGGCCCATCAAGCGCATCGTGGGCTGGCTGGACGTGGAGGGGCTGCGAGCCCTGAAGGCAAGTCCGAAGACTGACTTCGGCAACGGTCGGGCGCCAGCGTGGCTCAAGCCGATCGAAGAACTAAACGACTGGGGACTCTTCCCCAAGAAGGAGGCAGCATGAAAAAGGCAGATCAGAACGATTGGCTCGTCATCTCAACAGGTGACGGCAAGGAGATTCCGGGGCTGAAGGATGCCCTACTGCGCAAGATGGCCCGAGAGGGAGCGACGACAAAGAAGCCCGCCAAGATGGCGCGCACAAAGAAGGAGGCAACACGATGAACAAGAACGCAGAGATTCTCGCCGCCCTAGAGGCGCCCTTCCCGCCTGAGCTCATCCGTCACCGAGTAGGTGCCGGGGGCAAGGACTTGCAGTGGGTGGACGCCCGCACTATTTCGGCAAGGCTTGACGCCGTGCTTGGTATTAGCGCATGGGACTTCGCCGTGGAGCCAGTCGGCGATACGAACACCGTGCTGGGCATCCTCACGATTCGATTCCCCGACGGCAGCGTTGCCCGACGGCAAGACTTTGGCTACGAAACAGGCGGCTCAGGCGAGAGCCTCAAAGAAGCCAGTTCAGACGCCCTCAGGCGCTGCGCGTCGCTCTTTGGTGCAGCTAGATCACTCTACGGTGGTGAACGCCCCTCAGCGGGGCGCATTTCCGTGCCTGGGTTGAAGGTGATGAGTCTCCCTCAGGCTCCAGCCCCCAGCGTCGGGCAGGATACGGTGGTGCTGAAGGCAGCCATGGAGATCTTTGGCAACGACAACTGCCCCGATCACGGGCAGCCTTGGACGAAGAAGCCGGGAGGCGTATCCAAGGCGAGCGGCAAGCCCTACCAGCCCTTCTGGGCATGTTCAGGTCGGACGGACGGGGCCTTTTGTAAGCGCAAGCCCAGCATCGACTTCATCAACGCTCAGGCCGCCCCACTGGGTGAGCCAGTGCGGGCTGAAGAAGATCTCAGCGAGTTGCCCTTCTAGGTCATCACATGGGGGCGGGCTCTGGACGGCTCGCCCCCGCCAGCACTGGAGGATCACATGGGGCTATGGATCAAGTGGGACGCTAACGCCCACAAGGACGACAAGATCGCAACGCTCACGGACACGGAGTTCAGGGCGTTCATCATCGCCATCAGCGAAGCCAAGCAGCTGCGCAGTGGCGGCATCTTCAAGAGCCGGGAGCACCTCAAGGCGTGCATCGGCAGCCACTACGGCAAGGCGATCAGCGGGCTCATCAACAAGGGCCTTCTGGGGGTAGATCAGGCAGGGATCGTTGCCATTACGGGCTGGCATCGCTATCAGATTGACCCGACATCGACGCGACGTCAGGCTGCGTTCACTGCTAGGCGCCGATCAGAATCGGGGGGGTTGACGGAAACCAAACAGCATAGAGAGAGAGAGACAACAGAGCGAGAGAGAGATAAACCCCCTACCCCCTTACAGGCGGGAGAGATCTTGAGGAGAATCGTGGGATGAGGAACGTCGCCTTCATTGGGAAGTCAGGCACTGGCAAGACCACGCTGAGCCAGATGCTCTCGGAGCATCACGGGTATCAGGTCACCAGCATCGCAGCGCCGATCCGAGAGATCGCCGTCATGGCGTATGGCAAGTTCGACAAGGCGATGAAGTATCCACAGCAGACGCTGGGACTCTCTCGGCTGATCACTGGACGGGAGCTTCT